AAGAATTAAAACTTTTATATGAAGATGAATTATTAAGAGCAGAAGATGAAGATGGTTCTTCTAATTCTACTTATATATCTCCTAAAATATATTACCCAGGTATTGGTTAATGACTACTTTTTCACAAGGTAAATATGCTTTAGCTATTTCAGATAGATCAGGGATGGCTTTTCCATATAATGAAATGGTTAGAGAATGGAATGGTGCATGGGTACATATGTCAGAATTTGAACCTAAATCTCCACAGTTAGAGCCGAAACCAACAAGCGCTGATCCACAAGCTTTACAAAGAGCAAGACCTGCCAGAACAGAATTTCCAACAGAAGATTTTTTAGTAGATAATCCCATTACAACTGCAGCTGCTGATGCAACAGTTTCTGTAGCTTTTGAAAATGGTGACATGCAAGTAAATGATTTTGCTAGATTAAGAAATATTAAGTCTCCAGTAGGTGGTGTTGCTATAGCTACTCTTGAATTATCCACAACTTTAAACGGAAACATTACTGATAGTGCTACGACAATAACATTAACTGATGGATCTATTTTTCCAACGTCTGGATTTATTGTAATTGAAAAAATTTTAACAGCTAGTGATACTAGTGATCCTCTTCTTGTAGGAAGATATCAAAATGAAGTAATAGAATATACTGGAAGATCTTCAAATGATTTAACTGGATGCACTAGAGGAACAAGCGCTCCATATAGAGGAGTATCTCCTGAAAAAACAACAGCAGGCTCACATTCAAGTGGAGCAAAAGTTTATGGCGCATATAAAATAGCAACTCTTTCTACAAAACAAGAATTAGCTGGATATAACGACAGCGCAGGTAATCCTGCATACACTACTATTCAAACAGGTTTTACATTTGAATTAGTTAGTAATGCTAGTAGTACAGAAACAGGGGCTGGTTTACAGTGTACAGTTGGGCCCATTAATGATAGAGGTTAATTATGTCAGGAGTTAAAAAATACGATTACAGTACATTAACTACAGCGATAAGAGATTATACTGAAGTTAGTTCAGATGTTTTAACAACTGCTATTGTAGATGGTATTATAATGGCTGCTGAATTTAGAATATATCAAGAGCTTCCTATGGACTCTGCAAGATTTGTTCAAGAGGGTACATTAGCTGCTGACGATAATACAATTAATGCACCTGCAGGATGTCTCTTTGTAAGAGGTGTTGAAGTATTTAATTCAACTTCGGCCACTACTGGAAACGGTACTTGGCTAGAGAAAAAAGATCAAACTTATTTATCAGAATATACAGATAGATTAACAGGTCCAGAAGGCGATCGAACAGCCCAAGATGTAACAGGTTTTCCTAAATATTATGCGATGTTTGGTGGTGCTGACAATACTACAGATACTTCGTCTGGAGGTTTATATATAGCCCCGACCCCTGATGCTAATTACAAGTTTAGAATTTATTATAATAAAATGCCAAATGGCCTTGGATCTGGTACTGGTTACAACAACAATACTTATTTAAGTACTTATTTCCCTCAAGGACTATTATATGCCTGCCTGGTAGAAGCTTATGGGTTTTTAAAAGGTCCAATGGAGATGTTGACATTATATGAAAATAAATATAAAACTGCCATACAACAGTTTGCAGGAATGCAGCTTGGAAGACGTAGAAGGGATGACTACACTGATGGTACTGTTAGAATACCAATCAAGTCACCTTCACCGTAAAAGGAGTATAAAATATGGCAAACACATCGGCAATTTGTAATAGTTTCAAAACTGAAATTTTAAAAGCAGTTCACAATTTTACTGCTTCAACAGGTAATACTTTTAAGATAGCTTTATTTACGAGTTCAGCAACATTAGGAGCAGGTACAACTGCTTATGCTGCAACAGGTATGAATGAAATGAGTGGAACAGGTTATACTGCTGGCGGAAAAGCGTTAACAAGTGTTACTCCTTCTTTAGACTCTACAACAGCTTGTTGTGACTTTGATGATATTTCATGGACGTCTGCAACTTTCACAGCTAACGCATGTTTAATCTATAATGATTCAGCTTCTGGTGATCCAGCAGTTTGTGCAGTAGCATTTGGTGGAGACAAAACAGTTTCTTCTGGAACTTTTACAATTCAATTTCCTGCGAAAGCAGCAACTACAGCTATAGTAAGAATAGCATAAGGAGGACTTCCTTATGTCAAATGCCTGGGGACAAAATTCTTGGGGTTACAATGAATGGGGCAATCAAGGCTCCGTTAATATTACTATTACAGCACCATCAACTTTAACTTCCGCAATTGGTTCAGTCATTGCTTATAATGCTGAAGGATGGGGAAGACAAGAATGGGGTAACTCAGCATGGGGAGTTGATTATTCTGTTTCTTTAACAGGTCAACAGGCTTCAACTAGTTTAGGTACACCAACAACTATTCTAACAGTTCCTTTAACCGCACCATCAGGTCTAACCTCTTCAATAGGTTCACCAACTTTAGACATCACGTCTATTGCCGCATTAACAGCTCCAAGTCAAATGACTTCACAACTTGGAGACTTTGATAATGCTGGAACGATGGTTGGTTGGGGTAGAAATGGTTGGGGTGAAGAACCGTATGGAGACTCTTGGAATAAACTTGTTCAACCAGCTGGATTAAGTGCCACTTCTTCTGTTGGATCTTTAACAACAGCTGTCGAAAATTTTGTACCTCTAACTGCACCAAGTGAAGCAACTACATCTGTTGGTTCGCCTACTTTAGATATAACATCAGTAGAGATTTTAACGGCTCCATCAGCACTTACATCTAGTGTTGGTGCTATTTCTCCTACTGAAATGGTAGTAGGATTAACTGGCCAATCTGCAACTTCTTCAATTGGTGGAATAATTCTGGATGCTGTAGAAATAGGATTAGAGGGTCTAGAGGCAACTTCTTCTGTGGGTGCAATAACACCAGCAGATGCAGTAGGATTAACGGGCCAAGCGGCAACTTCCGCTGTAGGAGCCATAGTTCTTGAAATAGGGGTTCCGTTAACAGGCCTATCAGCTACAGCTTCAGTAGGTACAATAACTCCTCAAGACGTAGTGGGATTAACAGGACAAGAGGCAACTTCAGCTGTAGGAAATGTTGCTCCTTTAGGGTACGGAGATGTTGATATTGATGGCAATACAAGCTATACTGATGTAACTAAAAACAACACTGGAAGTTATTCCAATGTTGACATAAGTGGAAATACATCTTATACAGATGTTGACCACGCAGCGTAGGAGAAAATTATGTCATCGACTTATACAAACTTAGGTGTAGAATTAATGGCGACTGGTGAACAAGCCGGTCAATGGGGAACAAAGACTAACACCAACTTAAATATTTTAGAACAAATTCAAGGTGGGTATGTTGCGCAAGCATTAACCAACGGTGGAACTTTAACTTTAAGTAAAACTGATGGTGGAACAGGTGCAACTGTTGCAACAAGAGTTTGGAAATTAACAGGAGCCTTAACTGGTTCTTCAGTAGTAACTGTACCAGATAGTTTAGAAAACTGGTATATTGCACACAATGCTTCTACAGGTGCCCAAACAGTTCAATTAAAAACAGCTACTGGAACAGGTACAACTTGGGCTACAACTGATAAAGGCCACAAAATAGTCTATACAGATGGAACAAATGTTGTAGATCCATTTGCAGATTTTTCTGAAATTACATTGAGTAATCAAAACTCAATGAAATTTGCTGATGCTGATAATTCTCATTATGTGGCATTTAAAGCGCCTGCAACAGTCTCTAGTTCAGTAACATGGACTTTACCTGATGCAGATGCAACTGCTTCTGGACAGGCTTTAACATCTAATAGTTCAGGAACATTGTCGTGGGCTACAGCAGGAATAACAACTGGAAAAGCTATTGCAATGGCAATGATTTTCGGGTAAAAAACACAAAGGAATTAAATTATGGCAAACCCAAATATAGTAGCAGTCTCAAGTATCTACGGTGAATCCGTAGGATGGAATTTAACAGCAACTACAACTACAACTTTGTTTACAGTTGCCGCAGATAAATTAATTAAAATTAATAGAATGACAGTTGCAAACGTAGATGGATCATCTGCTGCGGATGTTACAGTTTATATAGACGCAGGAGCAACGACTTCTTCTGGTGGTACAGTAGCAAGTGGTGCTGCAGATATTTATTTAGCAAAAACAGTTTCGGTCCCTGCTGACGCAACGTTAGTATTAGTGGACACACCAATTTATTTAAGAGAGACCGACGTACTCAAAGGTGGAGCTAGTGCTGCATCTGATCTGGACTTATTCATATCGTATGAAGTATTAGACGACGCATAGGAGGTTTAAATTATGGCTGGCAATGGCGGAATAATTGGACCTTGTAATGTAGCTTCTTTCGGGAAGTGCACGATTACATCTAAAACATCTTCAGGATCAATAACTACACAACCAGGAACTAGACTTGTTAAAACTGTTATTGTTGCAGGTGGCGGTGGTGGAATGTCTCAAGGTGGTGGCGGTGGTGGCGGTGGTACAAGAAATATAGAAATGAGTGTTGAGGGAAATTCAACTTATTGTGCAGTAGTTGGTGGTGGTGGAGCAGGAGCTGCCTCACCTAATTCATATACGGCGTCTAATGGTGTAGATTCATCTTTTGGAGGAGAAACTTCAACAGGGGGTGGAAAAGGTGCGGACAAAAGTGATTCTTCATCTCATAGCGGTGGATCAGGAGGTGGAGGTGCAGGTCTTTATAATCCTGTTAGCCCACCAGGTGGTGCATGTTCTGTAAGATTAGGTGGATCAGGTAATACTCCCCCAGTTAGTCCTCCTCAAGGTAATGATGGTGGAGATGGTTTTCCAAGTCAAGCATCTTTTGTTGGAGCTTCAGGTGGTGGCGGTGGTGCAACAGTTGCAGGAAGTGATGCACCTACTGCAAGAATAGGTGGAGCAGGTGGAGCAGGTTTAACAATTTCAGGATGTTATCCAGGAGCACCAGTAAGTGCTGTTGGTGGTGGCGGTGGCGGTGGCGCTAATGCTACTGCACCTAGTTCAGGTGGAGCAGGAGGATCAGGTGGTGGTGGTGCTGGAAGTTCTAATCCAGGAAATGGAACGTCTGGAACAACTAACACTGGTGGCGGTGGTGGTGGTTTAGGAAATTGCCCAGGTGTAGCAGGTTCTGGTGGCCCAGGAATAGTTATTGTAAAAGAATTAAGTAAAGCAAGTGGTGTGTGGTCATTGAATGAGATGGTTGATGCTACAAAAGAAGGCACATGGCCAGTAACATCATTTGTAACAGCATCAGGCGGGAATGCTACTGTAACTTGTGGAGATTATAAAACCCATATTTTTACAGCATCAGGACCTTTTAATGTTACAAGTACAGGTAGTACTCCTGTATTAAATACAGTAGATTATATTGTAGTAGCCGGCGGTGCTGGAGGTGGAGCGCAAACAGGTGGTGGAGGTGGAGCTGGTGGATTTAGAATGTCAAACGCTTTAAGTTTACCGGGCCCAACAACATCTCCTTTAGCAAATTCAAGCGGTAGATCAGTTTCAGCAGTAGATTATACAATTACAGTTGGAGGGGGTGGTTCAGGCGCTCCTGCAACAACTCCAACACCAAGAAGTGGTGGAGGAACTGATTCTGCGGCTTTTGCATGTACGCCTATTTCAATAGTATCGGCTGGTGGTGGTGAAGCGGGTGGTGGTAATAACTGTGGTTCACCATTAAGATCAGGTTTAGCTGGTGGTTCTGGTGGTGGTTCTTCGTGGGGAGATGATGCTTATAATCCACCTAGTCTAGGAACAGTACCTGGTGGAGCAGGAAATACTCCATCTACTAGTCCGCCTCAAGGACAACCAGGTGGTGCTTCTGGTATAGGATGTTATGCATATGGTGGTGGAGGTGGTGGAGCTGCTACGGCTGGAGGAAGTCCAGCTCCTAGTACATCTGCCGGTGGTGATGGAAGTTTTATTGATGACGATTTTGTCGGTCCAACAGCTCCAAGTTATGGAACTCCAGGTCCGGTAAGTTCAACAAGATATTTTGCTGGTGGTGGTGCAGGTAGGTCTAGAGCAGGAACTGCGCCTACAGAACAGGGTGGTTTTGGTGGTGGTGGAGATTATGTTCATCCAGGCGCTGCACCTGGTAATGTAGCAGCAGCAGGAACTAACACTGGTGGTGGAGGTGGGTCCGTATATCCAGGAACAGGTGGAGCTGGTGGTCCAGGTATTGTAATGATTCGTTATAAATACCAGTAATAACAGGGGCGTTGACAATTAGGTAAGATTGAAATATAAAATATAAATTTAAGGAGTAATAATATGGCACATTTCGCAGAATTAAAATCAGAAGTAGATCCAACAGGATTCACATCTGATATTCATCAAGTAGTTGAAAGAGTAGTAGTTGTAGGCAATGATATTGCTGCAGGCGGCTCAACTCTTGGAGAAAATGACATGCATGTTGATGGAGAAAATTGGTGCGTTAATTTTTTTAAAGGTGGTATCTGGAAACAAACTTCTTACAATCATAGTTTTAGAAAACAATATTGCGGTAAAGGTTATGTATATGACTCTGCAAAAGATAAATTTTTATCACCACAACCTTTTG